GCGGGCCTTAGTCCGGCGGTTGTCGTCATCCCGCTTGGTCTCGGCCGTCATCTCTTCCTGGACGAAGATCACGACAGTCGAGAAGTTCGGGGCGTTCTGGGTGCCAATTAGCCCACCGGGCCGGGCACACATAAACGGCGTGGCGTTGGCCAAGACCTGACTGCGGGCAGTCGTTGCCCCCTTGTGGGTCGTAACCTTACGGGTCGCCTCGACCACCAGCGGGAAACCGTACAGCTTGTTGGGCAAGCCGTAGAAGGTGTTCTCGCCGGGCAGTTCGCCGCGGACCTGGGCCAGGGCCTCGGGAGAACCCTTGATGTAGTCGACGATCTCCTGGGTTAGGCTCATGTTGGAGGCCAACTGGGAGTTGATGACCAACATCAAATCGTTGATGTCCACGCCCTTGAGCGTGTCGTCAAGGATCTGCTCGGCAGCCGTGTTCAGCGACCGCTTGATGTCCTGGCGGGCCGTAGTGGACTGGGTCTAGTTGCCCGTGTTGCCGGTGATCGCAGCAACGGCCTTGACGTGACCCGTGCCGTAGTTCCCCGTCGTGGTGAACTGCGTGATCGCGGCCTGGGTCCGGGCGGTCATCGCCTGTTGGGCCTTGATCCGCGAATGCTGGGCCAGAATGTCCCACGACGCCTGATCGATTGTCAGGTCGCCGAGGTTCACGCTGTAAGCGTATCGCGTGCAACGGAAGGGGAAGAACTCGAAAGACTCCGTCCCGTCGTGGCCAGTCGGGGCAACCTGCCCGTCAGCCCAGACGAAATCTCGCAGGTCCGTGTTGAGAATCCGTCCGGCCTCTTCAACGGTCATTCGCAGGAAATAGCCTGCGACCTTATCGGCGGGAACAATCTGGGTGTATTGATTGACCGCGAAGTCTTTCTGATTCCGCGAGAAATCAACCACCAGCTTTCCAGACGCTTCGTGCGAAGGCACAAAAGCATCATGTGAGCTAGGAAATGCAGCGGGCATGGTAAGCTTACCTTTTTGCTAAAGAAAAACGGAACCAGAACCTGGTGACCGTCTGGGTTACAGCGAGTTCCTCACGATGGCGATTTGCACCGACGGCCCCAGTGTTTTCTCCCGCCACTGAGGTTCTGGCCATGCCATTCCCGTCACTGGTGAGGTTGTCGAAGGCAGTCACGCCAGCAGTACCGACCTCCAGCAACACGTCGGTGTCGCTGTCGCCGTAGACCTTCAGCGAATCTCCGTCGATGGCCGCGTAGATCGTTGTGACCAGGTCGTTCAGGGGAGCCTGGCGGCCGCCCTCTTGGGAAATCCCCATGACCTTTGCGTTTGCGGTTGCTTGGACAACCGTCTTGGCGGTTCCCGCTTCGCCCATCACAAAGCGGCTCGGGGCGATGTTTCCGCCCGCAACATAGTGACCAGCAGGCATTTCTCTATCTCCTGATTGGAACTTGAAACCAATAAAAAAGGGGCCGACGTTTTACCGCCGACCCCCAAAGGCCGCGAAGTTTTGGGCATTCATACCGAAGAGCTACTCCGGATTGGCCCGAAAGCCGACGCTATGGCGCCGGCCCCAGTGTACTTACGCTTTGACAGTCTCTCCGTTGCGGGATTCCCGGGCCATGTCCAAGGCACACTCGTAGCTCAGCTTCTCGCCACGACTGGCCGCGTCTGTGCAAAGCCGGACGGCCTTGTCCGTGTCCTGCTTGGCGTACTTCTCGGTCTTCTGCTCGGGCATCGTGGCCCGGCGTGTGGTCGCGTCGATGCCGGCACCATGCGTCGGAAGCTGTTCCCCAATGGGAATCTTCCGGTAGTTGGCGTCCATGTCGTCGAGCTTGTACTTGAACTGCTCGTCGCTCATCTTGCCATACTTGCACTGCTCTTCTGCCTGGTCCAGGTCGAAGGCAAGACGCTGCCGGCGTTCGCTGAGCAAAGCGTACCGCTCGGCGTCTACCCGCTTACCGCGTTCGACGTCCAGCTCTCGCGTGACCTGGTCAAGCCGGCCCTGCATGTCCTGGAGCGTGTGTCCCTTCTGACCGAGTTTCGCGGCCATAATCCCATCCTCCTGTTTCTTGGAGTATTGCTTTTGAGTTTCGGCCGTCCCCGTTCCGAGCGTTTCGGTCTGGACTTCCGCACTGCCGGTACTCGGGGGAGTGCCGGATGTTTCGTCGTCTGCCGTGCCCGTGACCGCGTACTTGCCGATCTTGCGGCCCCGCACGTAGTCTTCAAGTTCGTCGTCTTCCATGGCGTCCATGGCGTCCTTGAGCTTCTTCTTCGCGTCCTCGGGGCTGGCCTCTTCACCGGGGAAGTTCTCTGTCTTTTCCTCGGGCGGGGCGATGCCTGCTTCGGGCATGATTTCCTCTTCTTCCTGGGGCATTTCCCCTTGCGGCGGGCCGAGGCCCTCGGGTGTTTGCAATTCCTCGTCGCCCACGGGCGGCATCTCTTCGGGCGGGGCCTCACCAAGCGGTTCGGTGTCCATTCCAGCGGCCGGGCCCTGGGGCGGAAGCCCGTTGGGGTCCTCGCCAGGCAGCCCACCGGGAATCTCGCCCAACGGCTCGGCGGGCATGGCCTCCTCCATGGGTAGTTCGGCCTCCAAGCCGGGCGTCGCGTTCGTGCCCTGAGCAGCCATCATTTGGGCCTTTGCGAACTGGACCCAGTCAAGCTGTTCGAATGCGTCCAACATTTGTTGTACTTCGTCCGCGTCGAACATGTGCTTTTCTCCTTGTATGATTTGCTTGGAGTAATCCTTGTACTCTTTTTCTTTCGGCACGAACACTGAACCGGCAGACGGGGCCACCGCCGTGTACTTCAGACATTCCCGCCCTTGGAACTTCGCCGAGTACAACATCCCCATGTCGAGTCGTGGCGGACTGGCTCCCAACAAGGCAATAGGGTCTAGGAACATGTCCTCCGGTGAGTCAGCCAGCCACAACTCGGGGGAACGGCGGGGGTGTTTCTTCACCTCGCCCGCCTTCTCCTTGAAGACGTGGAAGTCTGCCAGAATGGCATAGCGGTGGGCGCCGCCTGGTGAACCGACCAGCCCGACCCGGTACGGCCCAGCGTAGCCAACCACCTCGGGGTCTTTCCCGTTGGCGTCGTCCGGGTCGGGGGTGTGCCCCAGGGTCAGGACCGCGTAATCGCCAGTCTCTTGGATCCGCCGATTGCACCGCCGGGCGATGGCCTCCAACTCCGGCTTGCCGAATTCCATCGTCTCGCCGTCCTTGCGCTTCGTGACGTGCTCAGCAAACACGGGCACGTCCGGGAAGGTCTGGAACTCGGCATCGTCGAACCGGCCCGCAGAATGACGCACGCGGCCCACAGGGAGCCGTTCGTCGGGCGGAGCCGTTCCGGTCTGGATGGCAGTGGTGCTCATGCCCCCAAGATAAGGCCAAAGGGGGGCTGCCGTCAAAAGAGACTGGGATCAGCTACTTGCTACCCAGTGGTGGGGGAAGGGGTCACCAGGACAGAAACGGCCGAAGGGGCATGTCAGTCCAGGCAAATCCCTGCTTGATAAAATGCCTCTTAATGGCATGGGCTTTGCTTCCCTCCGGACGTACGGCCAAGCAAGCCCATGGTTCTAACTGACTTGCTCCGCGTTCAGCAGCGAGCCTGACGCGAGCTTCTATGAACCGAACAGCCTCGGTAATATCTGGAGATGCTGCCGAGCAAGCCTCCGTGATCTCCCTTGCTTGCTTTGCGTTCACAGCACCTTTCCCTCTATTCTGGCGAGACGCTCTTCCACCTCTGACAATTCATCCTTGATGTTTTGGAATTCCGCGTCAATGGACTTGGATCGTTTCACAAGCATGCCAGCTACCCTCTCGATAGATTCGAGCATTTCCTCAAAATCGCCAGTATTCATGATCTTCCTTTCGTTGAAAACGCACGGCGGGCCGGAATCGAACCGGCGTTTCCTCGCGTGGGCGGAAGCAACGCCACCCCTCACGAGTCGCTCACCGGGCCGGCATTGTACTTCTGCCGACCACGCCACGCCGCCGCCGTACTGCACTGACAGCCCATTGTACCACATCACAGCCCGTGTCGGGCCGCAATCACGGCGAGTTCATTCTGGAAGACCTTTCCTATGCACCAGAGACCGAACCCAAGCTGG